GGTGGGATCCGACACTCTGCGCAGCTCCCCTTCCAAAGGAAGCTGACGTCAAAATCGAAAAGAGAGTAAATAATGCTTCTCCGGAAGATAAAGAGAATATAACCTATACTATCAAGACTACAAACAATGGCCCGGGAGAAGCTAAAAGCATTCTGGTAACTGACGTGCTTCCATCCGGCATCAGCTATGTTTCTCACAATATTGACCAGGGGACCTATGAACCTACTACAGGTCTGTGGACAGTAGGCAATCTTGCCAACGGAACTTCAGCGACACTTTCAATTCTTGCAAAAGTTGATTTTAAAAAATTATATTCTTCTGCTTTCGATCTTGGCCCGGCTAAGGATTACAACCTTTTTGTCCTTCAGGATTATACACAACCTTCATCAGATGTCGAAGGGCGCGTAGCTGTCGGCAGAGATGCAGCATTAGGCAAAAGCGGCTACAGCATCGGTGACAAACTCCCTGCTTCGTGCGGAGATGTACTTGTAGTCGGACGTAATCTTATCTTTAATTCTGGACGTGTGTATAACGGCAATGTTGTATATGGCGATTCGACAAACCTCCCTCTGACAAGTGTTACTATAGATGGCATCCTCCGCAAGGATAATCCGATAAACTTCTCAGCGGCAAAATCGTATCTTGAATCACTTTCAGCTTCACTTAAAGGCTATACCGTTACCGGCACTTCAAAATTTGAATGGGGACAGGTTTCTGTAACCGGAGCGGACCCTTACCTGAATGTTTTTTCAGTTGACGGATCCGAGCTTTCTAAATCAAATGATTTCCAGATAAATGTGCCTAACGGTTCAGCAGCGCTCCTTAATATAAGCGGCAAAGTTGTTTCATGGGCCGGTGGGCATGAGATAAACGGTACTGTAAAGAATAATGTGCTTTATAATTTCTATGAAGCTGATACATTAAAAATTTCAGGAATAGATGTAAGAGGCTCCATACTCGCTCCAAATACAAATGTAATATTTTATACCGGAGTTCAAAATGGACAGATGATATGCAAGTCTCTTGTAAGCGGAGGACAGGTAAATAACTGTCTGTTCAAAGGAAATATTCCAGTTGAAAAATCAATTACTAATATTGCTTCAATTAAGAGCTGCGGGACAACTGACAGTAACACAGGGAACAATTCTTCTTCAGTCGAAATTACTCCGAAAGCTCCTTCAGGCAGCGCGGTTCCTTCTTCCGACAAAGAGTGGAAAGAGCTTGGCTCCTTTACCAAAGGCGAAGTGATCTATACAATAATAAAAGACTCAAGCGCAATCTATGCCGGCACAGTCGGCGGTAAAATCTATAAATCAAGTGATGCAGGACTGACCTGGAACAGAATAAATTCAGATATGAATGTTGGCTGGATATGGTCACTTAGTTTTAATAACGGGAAGTTGTTTGCGTCAACTGAAAAAGGGGTATTCAGACTCTCAGGTGGTGCATGGAACAAAACCGGTCAAATTATAAATAACAGAAAAGACACACTGGTCGATGTACGGGCGCTGACTTCACGCAATGGTAAATTATATGCCGGCACATGGGGCTACGGAGTTTATACTTCTGAAGATAACGGCACCACATGGCGCTCCATGAACGACGGCCTGTTCGGCTCAGATGCAGTACAGACTCTTACGTTTAACGATAAGGGTGACCTTTTTGCCGGAACATTTAACGGCGGATTTTTCACGCTGGAAAAAGGACAGTCAACATTCGTTGGAGAAGGGACTGATGCGCGGAGAACTGGTACATAGGGCGGCGCCCGGCGGCACGGCGGGGAGGTAAGGGGCTATACAGTACGATGAGTCAAAGGCCTGCTGGCTATGTGGCCGAAACGGAACCGCGGACCCGCTGGATGAACACCATATCTTCGGGGGAGCCAACAGAAAGAAATCGGAGAAATACGGCTTGGTCGTTTATCTGTGCCACAACCGCTGCCATGAAAACGGGAGAAACGCCGTGCACCGGAATGCGGAGACCATGCTCCGGCTGCATCAGGAGGGACAGCGCCGCGTGATGGAGGAACAGGGCTGGACCACGGAGGAGTTTATCTGGGAGTTCGGAAAGAACTATCTATGACCATTTGGCGATTGAAACGTCCGCTTGTTACGAGCGGACGTTTGAGCAGCCAAACGGGTATGGCGATACATATATGAAATACGCGCGCGAGCGTATTAAGCGGGCTTGGTAAGAGCCTAAGTTTACGGCCATGTGTCTGGAGGAGGGGCGAAATGAAGGACGGATATTGGAGTCTGCGAAAATATACGGCCGGCCCGATCGGGGAGTCGATCAAGTACTGGATTCCCGAGAAGAAGCCTACCCGCTCCGAAAAGAGATTAAAGACGGATATCGGAAAGCAGAAGCAGAACGAGCACAATGCGGAAAAGATGTTCGCCCGGCTCATCCACGCGAACTATCGATCGGGGACAGATATCCTCCTGGGCCTGGACTACTCGGAAGAGGGATATGCGAAGATGTCGGCCCATAGTCTGTCCTTCCTGGACGAGACGGAAGAAATGGACCGGATACTCTCCGAGGCAGTCTATCAGATTGGCCTTTTCCTGCGGCGGGTCAAACGGGCCTGCGCTGCTGCCGGGATACCGTTCCGGTACCTAGCGGTCACCAGTGACATGGACGGAAAGACCGGAGAGCATGTGCGGGTCCACCATCACCTGATCGTGAATGCGGAGGCCTTGACTGTTTGCAAAGCGAAATGGTACCTCGGCGGAGTGGACTATGAAACGCTATGGGACAGGGAGGATCAATCCGATCTGGCCGAATACCTGATGAAGCAGGTGCGGCGTCTGCCGGATGCCAAGAAGTATATCCCCAGCCGGAACTTAAAGCGGCCGAAGCCGAAGGACCGGGTGGCGGTGAACGGCTCTGAGCTGAGAGTACCCAAGGGGGCGGTGCTGCTATACCGCAGCCCGTATAGACCGGGACTGCCGCAGTACATACGGTACGTCCTGCCGACGAAAGAGGAGGAATTGAGAGAATGAGCAGTCCAAGATATGACTGGTGGCCGTATGTGAAAGGCATGATTCGGCGGTATCCGCAGCTGAAGGAAGAATACGCCGCCTTACATAGTCAGTCCGTCACAGCCAATTATAACGGGATGCCGCGCGGCGGGTCCGGCGGGCGCGTGATTGAGAACCTTGCCATCCGGGATTTGCCGTCTACAAAGCAGCGGGAATTCGAGGCCGTATCCCGAGCTGTTGAGACGACAGACCGATACCGCAACGGGCGGCAGCGGCTGGACGTGATCCGGCTGGGTCTGTGGGACAGACAGTATACGTTGGAAGGCGCTGCCCTCCAGATCCCGTGTCACTACAAAACGGCTCAGGGATGGCACAACGAATTCATTCGCTTGGTAGCCAGCTATTATGGGCTGATGGACTAAAGAGACTCCACAAGAGCCAAAAACCTGTGCTATTCTGCTACCATGAACAGAATGAGGTTCAGGAAAGGATGTTTATTTGAGTCATAGAGTTCAGCGCGGTGAGATATGGAAGCTTGGCAGACACAGGTGCATGTGCGGGGACAGCACGGATGCGGAAAACATCCGGCTGCTGACGGGCGGGGAGCGGGTACAGATGATTCTGACGGACCCACCCTACCGAATGAGCTACTCCGGCGGCAAATGCTTTGAGACGGAAAACACCAAGAAACGGATTTTGAATATGATCGACTTTGACGCGCGTCGGATCGCATTCTATACCGACCTGGATATCCCGTCGGTGTACATCTTCACGTCAAAGGCCCTGGTGCGGGATTACCTGGAGATATTCAGGGGCTATAACAGCAATATCCTCGTCTGGTGCAAGACAAATCCGACGCCCTTTGTGGGCAGCTCCTTTTTGCCGGATCTGGAGTATCTGCTGTTTTTCTCGAAGCCCGGCGGGAAGGTGTGGAACAGAGGGCTAAAGCCCATGTCTCTGTACAGCAGGTATTACATCTCCTCCAAGGAAGAGGGACGGCGCGGCGCCGGGAATCTCCACCCGACCATGAAGCCGCTGCCGCTGCTGGAGAGTAAGATTCGGATCTCCAGCACGGAAGGCGGTTTGGTATTGGATGGGTTCGGCGGATCGGGCAGCACCCTGATTGCCTGCGAGAATACGGGCCGCACGTGCTACACCATGGAACAGGAGCCGGACTACTGCGATGTGATACTGGACCGGTGGGAACGGCTGACCGGGGAGACGGCGGAGAAAGCAGTATGAAAATATCAAACTATTGATCCTTGAATGCCGTGTATTGCTACATATAGGAAGAGCATAGAATACACTGGATGCGAAGGGGGACGAATGCCTGTGTTTGATAAAGTCTCAATGCCGTTTATAGATATCTATGACTATAAAACAAACGAATACTACGGGCGGGAATTTTTTTCTATCACTCCGGATACTGAAATGGCGCTGCTTGAAATGATCAATAGCACAACAGCACCAAAGTATTTTGTATTGCGTCAAGCTACCGTTTTTCCATCTTCCAACCGTTATATACCACCCGATTATTATAGAAAACAATCACGTAACGGAATTATTCATGCGGTATTCAGGGATGCAAACTCAAAATTATGGACGCCTGCCAATATCTATGTCAGCTTTGACTTAGAGACGAAAGGCAACCAAGTGGGAGATATATACCAGTTTGATAATGCGGAGTACAGCAACATCGTTATCAATTATATCAAGATACTTCCGCAGGGTGGGAGCCCTCCTAACCCTGAGACGGCATAGAACGAGATTGTCCCCTTTACATGACTGAGATGGTGAGAAGATACAAGACCTACACACCGCGATAGGGATACCGCAGATCATCGCGCGGAAGAGCAGGAAATACACTGGATGTGAAGGGGTCGAATAACTGTGTTTGATAAAGTCTCAATGCCATTTATAGACATCTACGATAATAAAACAAACGAATACTATGGAAGAGTTACTTTTACCAATTCGCCAGCTTCCGATAGTGCCCTGCTTGGCATGGTTAACAATGCATCGTCTCCTGGACCAATTTTAGTGCGGGATGCCACCTTTTTACCAGCATCCAGACGTTATGTGCCGCCTGGAGTTTTAAATAAATACTCGCGAAATGGAATTCTTCGTGCGGAATTCAGAGATAAGGATTCAGAGTTGTGGATGCCGGTTGATATCTATGTCACCTTAGATACACAGGCGAAAGGATATCAAGAGGGCGACAACTATCATTTTGACGTTATAGAGTTTAGCAACATTGTTATTAAAAATATTAGGGTTCTTCCACAGGACGGGAGCCCTGCGAACCCTGAGTCAGCCACCACATAAAAACGTGGGACGGTTTGCGCCGTCCCTTTTGCGTGGTATCAAAAAATGAAGAAAAGCTTTAAGACCTATACACCGGCGGAACTCATGATCTGGATACCGCAGCTCATCGCACGGAACGACCTGCATTCCTTCTACATCTGCAAGGCGTGGCTGCACCTGCGGGCGGAGGTTCTGCGGGAGCAGCACCAGGAGTGCCAGCGGTGCAAGGAGAAGGGGCTGTACGTGCCGGCGACGACCGTGCACCATAAGCGTACCGTGCGGGCGGCACCGTGGCTGGCGCTTAATAAAAGTAACCTGCTTTCTCTCTGTGACGAGTGCCATTATGAGATCCATCACGGGCAGAAAAGCAGGTGGGACGACGAGCGCTGGTAGCACTCCCCCCGGGTCAATAATTTGAAAAGCGGTCGGCCATGGGGAGAACGGGCAATAGGGGAGACAAAAGCGATGCCTCGCGCGCGTGAGGAAAAAATGGGTCAAAAGGAGGCGGTGAAGAGTGGCAAATGCCAGAGACGTCAAGGAATCCCTCGTGGAACAGCTCAAAGCAAAGGGCGCGGATGTCGCGCTTTATCGTGCCCTGATCGAGGACTTTATGTGGTATTTTCAGCAGGAAAAGCAGATGCAGGCGGACATCCGGAAGAACGGGCGCACTTACCTGACCACTTCGGCGGCGGGGAAAACATACGAGAAGGAAAATCCGTGCGTGAAGAACGCGCTGCTCTACAGCCGGCAGATGGTCACCATCCTGGGCGCGCTGGGCCTGGAGACCGGAACGGTGGTGGGCGGCAAGACGGACAGGGAAGAGGATGACCTGTAAGGAGATTGCCGAGTACATCGCGTATGTCCGCGCCGGTACCGTCCCCGCCTGCAAAGAACAGCTTGCCCTCTGCGACTACGTGGAACAATGCTTTGAGGAGGAAGAGATCCATGTCGATGAACAGCAGCTAAAGCGGTACCTCGCCAAAGAGAAATATTTCCCCTTCCGGCTTCTCCCGTGGGAGAAGTTTTTGTTTGCCCTGCATAACTGCACCTACCGTAGCGACGGCCTTCTGCGCTGGCCCATCCTGTTTGTCATGGTGGGGCGCGGCGCCGGCAAGAATGGCTACCTGTCCTTCGAGGCGTTCTCCTGGATCACGCCGGTGAACGGCGTACAAAACTACCACGTGGATATCTTCGCCACGGCGGAGGACCAGGCCAAGACCAGCTTTGAGGATGTGTACAACGTCCTGGAGGATCACAAGGCGGAGCTGGACCGGTACTTCGATTGGAACAAGGAAGTTATCACCAACCGCAAGACCCGGTCCCGCATCCGGTTCCGCACCTCCGGCGTCAAGACCAAAGATGGTGGGCGGCCGGGCGCCGTGGTGTTCGACGAGTTCCACGCCTACGAAACCTACAAGATGGTGGACGTGGCCCGGACCGGCCTCGGCAAAAAGGAGTTCCCGCGGCAGACGATCATCACCACAGACGGTAATGTCCGCGGCGGGCCGCTGGATGACAGCAAGGATCAGGCGCAGCAGATCCTATTCGGCGGCGTGGGGGACAACGGGATGCTGCCTTTTATCTGCCGGCTGGATGACGTTAAGGAAGTCGACGAC